TACTTAAGCGCTCCACGATCTCTTGTGCGATCTCGGGGGTGTATTTGCTGGGGCGGCCAGTTTTCTTTGGCGCGGCTTGGGGCGCGGCCTGGGCTTTGGGTTTGGCGGTTTTGGGCATCACATCTTCCAGTGACATAAGATCCGCAGATGATAGGGTTTTGGTGGGCTGGTGGCAATTGCTTGCGCAAGGCAAGGTCTAACTGCTTGATTTTACTACAGCTTTACCAAAAAAAGAACCCCCAATTGCTGGGGGCCAACTCTACGGGGAAGTGCAGAGGATTTCAGGAGAACACATGGACTGCCAGGTTCAGTTTATGCGCTCTCTGCTATGTTGGCAACCTCATGCATGGCGAGGAATTGGTTAAGGGCATTGCGCAATTCAATGACCTGATCGCGGGTTAGGCTTGCTGAGCAGTGGCTGCCAATCTTCCACACTGACAGCCAAAGGTTGTCATCGTAGTCGCTGAGCTTGATGCTCTCGTAGTCTTCAGTCTGAACGGTTATGTCAAATTTGCTCATGGTGTTTGCTCCAGGTGGTGGAGCCTTAGCCCCTGGGTTTAATTAGTTGAGAACGGGATCGAAGATTGCGACGTTGCTGAAGTCGCCAAGCACACGCACTGTGTACTGCTTTCCATCAATGCTCACCGTGTCGCCGTGGCGAACTGGCTCGTTGTTTTTGAGGCGATCAAGCTCTGCAACATCCTTAGCGCTGTAATGCGACTTGAGCGTTGCGCCGTGCTGTAAGGCCCAAAGGATGCCATCGCCTTTGACCTGGTAGTCCTTACGCACCGAGCACTTTGCACGCTTAGTACCGCGGCGGCTCTGAAGTTCGATGGCAAAGGTGTTGTCTTGATCAAAGTTGTCTTCGATGATGTTGAGTGTTTGCATGGTGTTTGCTCCTGAGTTTGCTATAAAAATTAAATGTTGTTTACTACTGAGACTCCACTGTACTCTCATTTAATCCACTTGTGTAGACACACGCCATCCGTCCGACAAGTGGTCGTGGTAGGCAATTAAACGGCGTGTCACATGCAGCAGTTCAGCTTCATCCACCTGGTAATGCTTGGTAAAGCCTTTAATGCCCATGCCATGGATGCCAGTGCGTCCCCTATGGTGCTCAGGGCATAACGGTATCGCATCCCAGTGGCTTGCACGCTGTCCCATACCGGTGCCCTTTCTGGGGTGATGGATCTCTGCTGGCGTACCTGGTGTGCCCTGCAAGTGACACAGTACGCAGCCAATGGCGGCCACCTTACTCAGGTGCTTTTTCTCTTCCTGGTTCATCGATCGTCTCCACGCCAACTAAGCAATTAAGCACCTTGGTATCACCCGTGACAGCCCGGCAACTGATGTAGCGGTAGTCATCCTTCATGGGACCTAGCTTTTGCAGCACCTCGCCCGATCGGATCAGAATGAACCAGGTGCCCTGCTTGAGATTACAAAGCTTTTCGTATCTGCTCGGCATGTTCTATCCCCCAACCCCTGCCTTGTGATTGCGCAATCTTTGCGGCATATGCCAGACCCGATCTGAAGCCAGCGCTCCAGCCCTCGGCGTACACCTCCTCAGTCCAGCCCTTGTCATCCTCAAACGCTACAGCGCCGATGAAGTCAGCCAGGTCTGCAAGCATTTGCTTGTGGCGGCCATCATTGCTCATCAGATCGTGGCCTTGCCCTCGAGGCGCAGGTTGGCTTGTTCCGTTCTCCAGATGTCCACTCTGGCTTGTGCTGCGATCAGATCCCATCTTAATTTCTCCTCGATTGCGACGGCGTCTCTCAGGCCTTCAAGTAGTTCAACATACTCAGCGTGAGCATAGGCATCACGCTCCTGTGCGCCAAGGGCGCCTTCAATGGATTGCTTCATCAGCAACGCTTTCTTGCTCTTCCTGAACTCCTCAAGAAAGACACGCTTTGCTTTGGCATCGGCAAACTGCTGAGCATGCGTGATGATGTGGTCAACTGCTTTGTGCGGATCACGATTCATGGCTTTTCTCATTCAAGATGCGTGAAATTTCCCGGTCGATGTACCACCGGGCCTTGCGTAAGTCTTCGACTTGCTCACCCTTCAGTCCGGCGCGCCAGCAATACTTCACGGCGTTACCGATGTTGAAGTTGAAGTGCTCAGTAATCTCGATGCACTCCACACCCGACGGATGTGAGTTGTAATGTTTTGGGTGATTGACATTGTCATTCATGGATGCCCTTTCTAGCCTTGCTATGCCGCCTCAGAGGCACGAATAATGGTTGGTTGATGTCCACCTACATGCTTTTGGAAAAATCGCTTGTAGGCCGTTCTAGCTCATACACCCTCACCTTTACGATTCCGGCGATTTGCTTATTCCTGAAGATCCTCAGATCCGAAATCTGGTTGTCGTCCTTCCACACTTGCGCGTGGGTCAGACTGTCCAGCAGGGACTTGAGCAGATTGTCGATGTCCCGCTTGCGTTTGTCCGGTGGGAACACTTCGATCTCGACCCGCAGGTCCCCCTCGAGTTCGTAAGTCTTCACCCCATGTTCCGCTAAGCACAGATTGACCGCCTTGCGGTAGGCCTGGCCCTCCTGCGAAACGTATACGGTGGCGAGCTTGCCAATGACTCTGTGCCGCCAGTAAGTGTTTACGGTAGGTGGCCATGGCAAGGTGGCCTCAAAAGATAATGGGAGTTCCATAGGCTTGCTCAGTAAATTGCTGTGAGTTTTTGTCGAACCAAAGTCTGATGACGCCCTCGTATTCACCGTTGCGCTGCTTCTCGATGGCCAGGTAAGCGTCAGGGATTGACTGGTCAACGACGTTGCCAGCTTCAACCTCACGCTCCTTCTTTTTGTTGCGGTGCATCAGGATCACGTTATCAACCTGGTCGGCCACCGAGCCTGAGCCTTTAAGGTCCATCTTGGTGGGCGGGTTCTCATCGTTTTGTTGCTTGCGGATGTGATGCACCAGGTGGATGTGCGTGTCGTAGTCTCGAGCCAGGGTGCAGAGTTGGTCCACAAAGTTTTTCTGCCCGTTGTAGTCGTCCTCATCACGCAGGCATTTCATCAGCGAGTCGATCAGGTAGTGCTTGCAGTTGAGATTGGCTGCAGCGTAACTGCCGACCCCTAGAACCTGCCCAGGGCTTACCGTCCCCTGCTGGTCATAAAACCACATCCGGTCGCCAACCCAGTCCTTGAAGGCCTCGTAATCGGCTACAGCAGGGTCTCTGCGACGGGACCATTGCCTGACCATCCTTTGCAGGGTGCGCAAGGGCTTCATCTCAAAGCTTGCAATCACAACACGCTGGCCTTGAGCAATCAGACTCAGGGCAATCATGCCGGTCAGCATGGACTTGCCAGATCCGTTGGTGCCGGCAAAGACCGTGACTTCAGCAGGCCGGAACTCGAAGAGGCCCAGCGTCTTGGACCAGGGCATCGTGATGGGTTTGGTTGTGACCGGGTTCTTAACCTGGTCGATCAGTTGGTCCATGCAGTCAGCCGCGGACCTAACCCGGACCTGGGCTTCCATGGAGTCATACCAGGATTGAAAATCGATGTCTTGAGGGATGGTGTTCATGCGTCAACCTTTGAGTCCCAGAGGATGGGAAAGCGTGATTCGGTGTAATGAGCAAAGACTCGAGCAGCACCGCAGCGGAGCAGTTCCTTGCTGGCGCGCGCTACTGCATCGGAGTCAGGGCCTGTAACGTGAGCCACCAGGCCTTTGGCCCAGCGGTAATCAAAATCCCATTTGCTGACCACTACAACCGGGACTGCGGCGTAGGCATCAGGCTTGCCATCAAACTCAATGAAGATGGCGCGGGGCACCTCATTTTTAGCCAGCAGGTCCATAACGAAGTCGTGCCCCTTCATACGCCACCCCGGCTTGCGAAGGGATCTTGGCTTGCAGGCTTCGCCTTGCCTTCTTTTTCAGCAAGTACCCAGTTTTGGAAGGTCTTATCCCAATCCAGCTTGGTAGCGTCCTTACCTGATTTGGCTTGCCAGTAATTGCAAAACTTCATGATGGTATGGCTTGGGTTCAGATCAGGCCGTTCCTTCCGCATGAAAGCAATCAACTGATCGGACGGTTCCCAGTCTGGGGGCAAGCGCGTAGCGCGGCTCTCTCTGGTTCTTGGTTCTTGGTTCTTGGTTGGGATCTGTTCCGCATCTGATTTCAGATCTGATTTCA